TGTTGGTGCTAATGGTACACAAGATTATGTAATTAAAAAAGGCATAAACAAAGGTAAGGTTGCTAAATGAAACGACAACACAACACAGCTCTAATTGCTTTACTTGGTACAATTCTTTTAGGTTTATCTACTTATGTATTAATTACTATTGTTGAACTACAAATTCATATTGGTATGCTATCAGAAGAGATTATGAATGTTGATAAACAAATAGGAAGAATATATAATTTTATAGATAGTATTAGAGATAAATAATTATGGCTATTAGAAGAACTACTAAAGGTAAGAACGCAAATTACAGACCAACAAAGTCTGGAGCTGGAATGACGGCTAAAGGTGTTCGAGCATATAGAAGAGCCAATCCTGGATCCAAATTAAAAACTGCAGTTACTGGTAAAGTTAAAAAAGGATCTGTTGCTGCTAAAAGAAGAAAATCATATTGTGCAAGATCTCTTGGTCAACTTAAAAGATCTTCTGCTAAAACAAGAAACGATCCTAACTCTAGAATAAGACAAGCTAGAAGAAGATGGAAGTGTTAATATGCAAAAAAAAGGTTGGAAGAAACCAAAAGTTCAATCATTAATTTGTGGTTACTGTAAAGAATGTAACAAACAATTAATGAGTGATGAAGGTGGTTGGATTGTAACACATAAAAAAGAATATTTTTGTCATGATGGTAAAGATGGCTCTTGCTTTGATAACTATTGTGAGTTAAAACTTAAACAACAAAAGGAGAAACAAAATGCCAATGGTAGGAAAAAAGAAGTTCAGCTATTCCCAAGCTGGTAAGAAAAAAGCTAAAGCATACGCAAAGAAAAAAGGAATGAAGGTTAAAAAGAAATAATGAAAAAAGGTTATCACAAAACTAAATCTGGTAAGATTGCTAAGAAAGGTTTGTACTATAATATTAATAAGAAAAAAAAAGCCGGTACTTCTAAATCAAAAAAGAACTCAACAATTTCTGCAAAGGCTTACAAGAATATGAAGTCTGGATTTCGGAAAAAAGCTTAGTATATCTTTTTACTTTTCTAATTAGTTCCCGGTTATGTTTTTCTGTATCTTCTAATTTATGTTCTAGTTCAGAAATTTTATTTCTATATTTTAAACTCCAATTGATTCCAATACTGTTTTCTTCAGATCTTCGTACTCTTGCCATATAGAATATTCCTTTCCCCAATATCTTATTTTGTTTTGTTTATTGTTTAATGAATTAATAACTGTTGTGTGATCTTGATTAAAAACTCTACCAATAGAAGATATACTTATATTATATTCTTCATGTAAAAGATTATAAAGAATACTTCTAGTTCTAACTATATCTCTTGTTCTACCTTTACTGAATACATCGTTCTTACTTACAAGATATTTTTGACAAACTTTTTCTACAATCTTATTAACTGTATCAAGGTTTGCATTCTTGTATGCGACTCCAATAATATTTTTTTTATCATTAGAGTCTTTTATTGGTTGGTGTTGCAAAAGTTTTGCTGCATACAAAAATCCCTCTGAAAACCCTACCTCATATAATCTTTCTTCCTGGTCTGTTAGAAGGTAAAATGCTTTTTTAACTTTATATATAAAAGTGTTTTGGTCTAAATGTTTAATGTGATTATTATAGTGTTTACTTATATTTATGGTCATAGATCCCCTACTGTTTTCCTTTCTTTTTTTCAACTATTAAGTTAATAACTATTTAGTTGTCATTAACTGTTCTTTTGTCTGCTCGATTTTCCAAAGTAAAGCATAAGAATCTTGTTGATACTTATTTACTTTCTGTTTTGCTTCCAGGAACTTCTTGTGTTTCTTCGCTTGAAGATCCTTTAGCTTCTGCAGACGCATTCGGATTTGTTCCATCATGCTCCTTTTTTACTTTTGTATTATCGATCCTTAAATTATCGATATTACATTCTACTAACTCACCTCTATTTTGAGGGTTGGTAGCCTTCTCTACATCATCAAAGAGTTCGGTCATTGTAAAATGACACTCTCCATTGATAATTCTTTTAAATTTTGTCATACTTATTTGCTTTTTTCAACTTCTTTTTTAATCAAAAAATCTATATACTGTCTTGCTTTTTTAAGATCTTCGATACCATTTTTTCTTTTATATCTAGAAATATATTTAATTACATTGCCTTCACAAAAATCAAAATTATTTTGAATTATAAAATCAATAGGTTCAATCTTGTTTGCTATATAATGTTCTGGTTCTTTTATATTGTCTGCCATATTAAATCCTTTTTTTAGCAAGGTGGGGAAAACGATTAGAAAGGGAAAAAAACCCCACCCTGCTTGATACCCTTTAGCCTAAGTTAAAAGGTATATTCGTTATTACCACCACTTTCTGCTTTTGCAAAGTCATTTTTACTTTGGGATGCAGCTCCACTTGGTGTTAAGATGATTGTCATTTCACCCGGCTTTGGGTTTCCATTTTCATCTTTTGAAACAAAACCTGCTTGGTTATACCATTTCCCGTCAATGTTAACTCCAATGGTCCAGTTCTTATCCGGATGTTTCATATTTTTTGGACCAACCATCATAGGAACTTTATCCTTTGGGTCACTCCACTTTTCGTTCTTGACTAGGTTAATGTATATCTTTTCCATATTTATCCTTTTAGTTATATCAATCTTTATGATTGATTATTTTTAAGTTGTAACTCTCTAGTATCTGCAACATCTTTAACTTGTTGATATACTCTAGGGTTATTTTTAATTAGATATTGAATGTGATCTTTATATTTAAAAGCTACTGCTTTAAATTCTTTTAAAGAGTTTGCTTTTTTAATCTCACTTTTAATATCTTCCACCTCTATACGATCATCCGTATATTGGGGGTCGGCTTCTGCAGATTTCTCTGTAGAATTTTGTTCAAATGGTTTTGCATTGTAACCATCTTCTAAATCTAAACCGGTCTTTAAGTTTAATGCATTTAAGAATGCATACTTTCTACTGTATGACATTGCTTGACCCGTTCCATATTTATCTAACTTACCTATTGCAGTACATCCATCGATAATTATAAAACTTTTTGGATCATCGATGTCAGTTATCTTCATAGTACAAGTTACCACTACAAACTTATCTGTTACATCTGTAATGTAATTGCAAGTTGGATATAAACCATTTTCAAGAAGAGCTGCCATTGCAACTTTCTGAACATCATCATGTAACAAGGGATTGAACGGCATTCCGGACACCTTGTTTGCTTTCTTTACACCACTTGCATGATTACAAGCATTGTGTAACTTCTTATGTATGTTACCCATATTGTTTCCCTTCATTTGATAGACATTTGTTTCACTACTCATATTTGATTCCCCATAGTTTGGTTATTAGTTGTTTTTGTTCATCTGCTAAATCTTTATAATAAAAAAAGTGATTAAGATCTGGTGGTTCCATCATCATTGCTAAAGTTTCTAACTTACCTTCTGCAAACATAATCATTTTTTCCCACAACATAATCTTCTCTATCATTTTAGAATAAAGATGTTCTAGATGATCTGCCTTCATCAACTCATGACTTTGATCAAAGATGATATAATCTTTGTCATTAACATATACCAAGTAAGGTATTTTTTTAGTTGTCATATAGTAGAATGAAGTCTGTGTTAAGTTTTCTATTGTAGGTTCAGTAGGTAGATCTTGAGTGATCATGTTCCATTCCTCTTTACCTTTTACTTTTCTTAAATTAGGTGGCTTAGTTTTTAATTCTATAAATTTTGTTTTAGACTCATAGTCTATTCTACCAATTATTGGTTTGATCATTCCAAACTCTTGATTTTCAACATATCTTTCACAAACTAATTTGTCTTTACCAATTATATTTTGCACAACTTTTTTTGTAATAGGAATACAATCTCTTGCAAACTTCAACATTGCTTTTCTGCCAAACTTATCTTTTTCATCAACCGGTGGGTTCTGATTTATTAATTCTAATTCTGCTGCAAAACAATTTTCAAGTTCTCTTTCCTCTTCTGTAAACTCTGTTTGCTTTATTGTTTTTGTTTTATGAATAACATCTGCAATCATTCTTTGGACTACATTGTTAACTAGGTTTCCAAAGTTAGCTTTATATCTAAATGCAAACTTCCTTCTAACTTCTTGAGGGAAAGTGTAACCAATAATATTTTTTGCAAATGGAGTTGAGGTGCTGGAATAGGACCAATGATCTAATCCTTCACCACCATTAAATATTGAGAATGCTTTTTCTATTTTTTTTTCCATGCGTTTTTTCTCTGTAATTACAATCATTTTAAGATGTTGTCAACGGATAATTATGATTGTATAACGGAAGTAAAATGAATAAAAAAAAACTACCTTATAAAAAAGTTCGTATTATTTGGGTTGATATTTGTAGCAGCTCACAATGGTATGATGATCTAGCCGATGTTGATAAGTTTAGCTACAGTTGGTGTGAAGATATTGGGTATCTTTATTATAAAGATTCTAAAGTAGTAAAGATATTTACTTCTTATTCTTATGATGATGATAAGTTATCTATTGGTAACATCACGGCTTATCCTAGAGCTGTAGTTAAAAAAATTATAAAAGAAAAATGACATACTCTGGAATATTTGAAGAAACTGATTGTAAGAAAGAATTAAAACGAGCCAAGAAATATATCAAGAAACAAGCAGATATAATTTTTGCACTTGAGAAAGAGATTGAACAGAAAGATAACGAAATAAAAATATTAAAAAATAATGGCTAGAGATATTTATTTTAAATCAACCGGGATCTATAATGATTGGCATAGAAAATATGAAGGCATTGCTATGATTGATGTAGACTCTGTCGAGTGCTGCGTTAATTGTTATGAGCCTCTTGCCATTATCGAGACTTGTTTTGATAAAAATCAAAAATTTAAGTCTACAACCTTGTCAAAGATCATTGCTAGTCGCTTAAATATACCTTGCTTTTTAGTATTCTATAAGCCATTGGACCAAGACACCCTAACTTTTAGAATCAAGCGTATCAGAGCCTCTCAGACAGAGTTTCAGCTGCTAAACGAGAACCAATGGGTTGACATTTTGCGAGACTTACACCAAAACCATAACCAAAACTGTAAAAAGAAAGGAAAAAAATGAACACATCACGAGGTTTTTTACACATAACCTATAAGGTATACCACCATTTAGACTTAGTTGACGGAGAAAAAAAGTCTCATTGTTTAAATGTTTTATTATCTGTAATGAAATATGCCTGGAAGAAAAATGGATATAGAGCTGATCTAAGGCATGAAACTATTCATAAGGATACTGGACTTTGCCGGACCACAATTAAATCTTGTTTGGAAACTCTGAACAAACTTAATATTGTAAAATCTATTCGAGGTAGATCTGGTAAAACTTATATTGTTAATGAGATATTTTTAAAGGTTGAGAAAACTTATGAGTCTTTTAATAAACCCCAGATAGCCGTTAAACCTACACAAGATAGCCGTTTTACGGCTACATTAGTAGAAGAACTAAGTAGTAATAATATAGGTAATATTGTTAAGAGTCATGCAGGGGATACTGAAAGAATATTAGATGAGTTATCTAAGCTACCTCTGGAAGAATTAAAAAATGAAAAGATAAATGTTTACCTCTGTAAACAAGCAATTCAAAGGAAGGAAGATAAGGAACGAGAAAGTAAAGCGACCTATGTAACACCCGATAAAATGATGGCAGCTCTGAAGCAAATGAAGAATGCAAGGAAACAAGCTAACCCATTTTATAAAGCTAAAGTTGAATATAATAAAAAAAATAATTTAAATTGGAAAGGAGAACCAAACAAATAATGCCGGGAAGACCAATGCGAAAAGTGTTCTGTCAAGGTTTTACTAGAGCCGGACTAAGATTGGGATTAAAAATACCCTGTAAAATGAAAGGCTATTTACTTGCAAATAATACTTACAAGTGTAAATATCATGGCTTTCAAAATGTTAAGGGATTTAAAAAAGAAAACTACTCTGATGAAACCAGGATTAAACAATTATCAAAACTAATACAATTTAGGAATTATACTGATGAGCAACTCAAAACCTACTACTACGAAAAAATCAAACCAGGAATTGATAACAACAAACCAAGCAGATATAATTTGCGATGCACTAGCAAATGGCAAAACCCTTACAGAAATTCTGGAAGATCAAAAGCAATATCCGTTCAGTTTGATGAAGTTTTATCATTACTTAAAAAAAAATCCAGAATTAGAAATAAGAATAACAGAAGCTAGAAAATACGGAGTTCAAACTCTGATTGATAAGTTGCTGCAGGTGTTTCAATACCAGGAAGTTGAGAACCCCAACGCTATCCTCTGGATCCGAGAAAAAACTAAGTTTATAACTTTCTTAGCTAATAAATTAACAGATCTATACTCTGACAATAAACCTATTAAACAAAACATAGATCAGAAAATGACTATAAGTTGGGAAGAGCCTAACGATATGATTGATGTATCTGAGGATGTAACTGATATTACACCCCCAGATAATAAAGATTAGTCTTCTTGTTTTTTTATATTAATAATTAATTCTATTTCAGAACTGTAAGGATGATGTAATTCCTCATACTCCTCTAAAAAAGAAATCATTTTCTTTAATCTATTTCCGTCTTTACTTTTAACTGTTGTAAGTAATTGATTTTTTAATGTCTTATTTCCTTTGTATTCAGTTCCATAAGAATTAATTGTGTATTTATCTATGTACATATTTCCC